AAAAGAGAAGAATCAAAACCTGAAAGAAAAGGAAAAAAACAAGCGTTTGCGGGGATGTCTAATCAAAGAAAAAAATCAATACTAGAAGGTGTTGATACTGCAGACGATTTTATGAAAAAAAGAAAACCAAATGATTATGTTATATGGTTTCCTGAAGATAACCAATTAATTAGTAGAGGTAGTGCACCAGATTTTAAAAATGTAGATAGAGCAACTTGGAAATCTGACAAGATGAATATGGAGATGACAGGTCAGTATGTTACTGGTTTAACTAAAACAGCAACTGAAGATAAACAACTTCAAACCATTTTTGGTGGACGTTTATCTTTAACTAATAGTCTTACTGAAGGTGTTCGAATGGTGAATACAGGCGGAGATATGGAAATGTCTTGGTATGATGGTAATGAAATAGGAGCGGCTAAAATGGTGACTTCTGAAACCTTTTATGAAGCTTTAGGAAGAACAATGCCTGATCCTAAAAACAATCAATCAAACAACGCAGAATTTAATGAAGTAGACTTTGAGGGACAAACTTATCTTTATGATAGAAAAAATCATCTCTATAGAAGAAATAAAATTACATTTGATCCAGATGAGAAAAATTTTACTTTTGAAGCAGGTACGAAAATTACGCATATTATTGAACAAGTAATATTATTAAGTGAATATGGTAGAAAATTTACTAGTCATACAGTTAAAAATGGAATGATAGATTGGTTTAGAATTCAACCAAAAGTTCTTCAATTACAAGATTCTGCTATTTCACGGTCTTATGGATTTCATCCTAAGGTATATGCTTATACAATAATCAAATATAAAGTAATGGATAATTTATTTTTGTCGCCTACAGAATTAGCTAATAATGTTGATCAATTAAAATCTATGACTAAAAAAAAGTATGATTATTATTATACAGGTGAAAACTTAGATGTATTAGATTTTGATCTTTCATTTAAATTTGCATTTTATCAACCAAGTATGCCTGATAGAGGACAGTCTCCATTGGATCAAACAGAAGTAAGTAAATCTGGTACTGTTAATGAAGGTCCAGATATAGAACAAAGTGACGGCGGACAAACATTCACATTAGCGGAAGGTAAAAAAAGTGTTGCTACAAGTGTTAAAGAAGGGTCTGGTACACAAGATGAAAATCCTTTTATAAGACTTGCAAGACATTATAATAATGTAATTGTTAATAGTAATGTTGATTTAGTATCTTGTGATTTAACTATAATGGGAGATCCTTATTGGATGCCTAATGGTGGGCTAGGTAATTACATTGCCGCACCTGTTAAAACATCTGATTTAGGAACAGTTTCATCATTTATAGATGGTGATGGTAATGCTGATTTTACAAGATCTCAAGTAATGTGCGTTTTAAATTTTAATTCACCTTATGATTATGAAATGAGTGAACAAGGTGGCCAAATGAAGTTTCCTACTGTAAAAGCAAAAGCTAAAGGTAATGAAAAAATAGGGCAGTTTAGTGGATTGTATAGAGTATGGCAAGTTAAAAATGAATTTGTTTCAGGAATGTTTAAACAAATATTATCAATGTTAAGAATTAATAATCAACCCGAATCAGGTCAAAGTAACAAATCTAGTAACAAATCTTATACTACAAAGAAAAAAACAGAATCAATACCATTAGTAGATAATGAAAATAAAGCGGCTATAATAAAAGGATACCCATATTGGACGCCACCAAACAAAGAGTTAAAAAATAATTCCTGGAATTGGGGAATGATGAAAAACCAGAAGTAAAATGAGTGAAGCAAAAAGATCATCACTGAAAATAAATCCAAAACAAGAGCCGGGCCCGTATGAGGCCATTGTCAGAAATGTTTTAGATCCTAAATATAATGGATCTCTTGAAGTAGAATTATTAAAAAGTATAGGACCAGGAAATACATCTCAAGCTACAGGTCAAAGAGTAACTGCAAAATATTTGTATCCTTTTTATGGTGCAACATCTATTAATGCTGTTTCTAATAATATAGGTCAAAAATATAGTCAACAAAGTTATGGAATGTGGTTTGTTCCACCCGACATAGGAAATATTGTTATGGTTATATTTGTTGAAGGTCATATTAACAAAGCATATTGGTTTGGTTGTGTTCAGCAAGAATTAATGAATTTTATGGTGCCAGGAAATGCGGCAACTTCTAATTTAGATAAAAAATTAGATGGTCCTCCAGGAACAATAAGTTCTGATTCAAAATTACCTGCTGTAGAACATAATAAAATTCGTTGGTCTACTAAAACAACTAATAGAGCAAATATGGTAAATTTAAAAAAACCTGTTAATGAAGATTTGCAAACAGTTTTAAACACTCAAGGATTAGTAGCAGACGAAACAAGAGGAATAACAACAAGTAGTGCTAGAAGAGAAGTTCCTTCTTCTGTATTTGGAATTAGCACTCCAGGACCAATAGATAAAAACACTACTGCTTATACAGATTTAGCTCACGTAAGATTAGGTGGAAGTACTTTTGTAATGGATGATGGAGATGATAAATTTGTTAGAAAAACTAAAGCAAATGAAGGCCCTTCAGAATATTATAATAAAGAATTAGATGAAAGAGGAGGAGAATTAGATGTACCTCATAATGAATTAATTAGATTAAGAACTAGAACAGGTCATCAACTTTTATTTCATAATTCAGAAGATTTAATTTATATAGGCAATGCAAAAGGAACTTCTTGGGTAGAATTAAGTTCTGATGGAAAAGTAGATGTGTATGCAGAAGATAGTATAAGTTTTCATACAAAAAATGATTTTAATTTAACAGCAGATAGAGATATTACTATGGAAGCAGGAGGAAATATAAACATTAAAGCAAGTGGACAAACTACTGCTGAAAAAGACACAAAAGGAAAAATTCAAATTGAATCAGCTTCAAAAACAAGTCTTGTAGTAGGAGAAGGAACATATATTACAACAACAGGAAATTTAGAAGTTAATTCAACAGGTGAAACAAAAATTACATCAGGAGGAGGATCACATATTAACTCAGGTGGTAATCATTTAGAGACTGCACCAGAAATTCATATGAATGGTCCTGCGGCGGGTATAGCCATACAGGCTGTAGAACTTCCTACGCATAAATTACCTGGACATGAAGATTTACCTATTTTAGCACAACGTTCACCACAACACGAACCTTGGACGCAACACGAAAATTTAAATCCTGTAGCATTTAAAAGTGCATTAACAGATAGAGATAAAACAGAAACAGTTAAAAATGATCTAGAAGTTACACCTATACCAGATACATTTAAAAACGCAAGGACTTAATATTATGACTATACCAGTACATAGAGATACAGATTCACGTGTTTGTGGAGCATCTACAACTGTTGCAGGTAATACAACTGTATTTGCTAATAATTTATTAGTATCAGTTGATAGTGATCCAAACAGTCATGGTGGAGGATCTTTATCAGCAACAAGTAATGCTGTTTTCGCCAATAATAAATTAGTAGTGCATAATGCACCTGATTCAGCTTCACCAGACGCATTGTGTCCTATTCCACCGCATTGTGGGCCAGATACTTCACAAGGGTCACCTAATGTATTCACGGGATAATTTGGAGGTTAAATAATTATATGAGCACAAAAGAAAAAACATTGTATAAACAAATTGAAGTTAAGTCTAATACTAAACATAAGGTTCCGCCTACTCAAAAATCTTATAAAGGAATTAGTACAGCTAACCCAAATAACACTAGTTTTACACTTCATGATATTGCTTTAATTAAGCAAGATATAATTAATCATTTTCATATTAGTCAAGGAGAAAAATTAGAAAATCCAGAGTTTGGGACAATTATCTGGGACGCACTTCATGAACCACTAACGGATGATTTAAAAGAAGCAATAGGTAAAAATGTTACTGATATAGTTAATTATGATCCAAGGGTACAAGTTAACGATGTAGTTGTAACATCATATGAAAGTGGACTACAAGTAGAGTGTGATTTAACTTATCTTCCTTATAATATAACAGAATCAATGAGGATGAAATTTGATGAGGAGGCTGGGTTAATAAATTAACTGAGCAGTTAACTAACACAAATAAATACGTTTAAAACAGGATAAAACAATGATAGCAAGTTTTGTATATACAGCGTCAGATAGTTATATTACTACAACAATAACCCATACCGATGGAACAGTTCATACGGTTGTTAAACCTAAACCTAAAGGAAAATAATGTCATCTACAAATAGACAAAATAGATTGTTATTAACAGAAGATTGGGAAAGAGTTTATCAATCTTATAGAAACGCAGAATTTAAAAGTTACGATTTTGATACAATTCGTAGAACTCTTATTAATTACTTAAGACAAAATTATCCAGAAGATTTTAACGATTATATAGAATCAAGTGAGTATCTTGCATTAATAGATATGATTGCTTTCTTAGGTCAAAATATTGCTTTTAGAATAGATTTAAATGCAAGAGATAACTTTTTAGAATTGTCAGAACGTAGAGAATCAATTTTAAGATTAGCTAGACTATTAAGTTATAATGCTAGAAGAAATCAAGCGGCGAATGGAATTCTCAAAATAGATACAGTTACTACTACAGAAAATATAATAGATAGTAATAACTTAAACTTGTCAGGACAAACTGTTACTTGGAATGATCCTGGTAATGTTAATTGGTATGAACAATTTATAAAAGTTTTAAATTCTGCATTACCAATTAATGAAAAATTTGGAAAACCTACTAAAAAAGATACAATAGATGGCATACCTACAAATACATATAGATTTAATTCTATAGGACTTGAAGTTCCAGTTTTTAATTATTCAAAAAATGTAGATGGTAGAAATGCTGATTTTGAAATAGTATCAACTACAACAGAAAATTCATCTATAATAGAAGAACCACCATTAGCCGGTAGAGCAGTGTCTATGATTCATAGAGATGACGGTAAAGGTAGTGGTAGTAATAATACTGGATTTTTTATGCATTTCAGACAAGGTGTAATGGATGTAGGTAATTTTAATGTTACTACTCCAAGTTCTAATCAAGCAATTAATATTGATGCTACAAATATTAATGATACAGATGTTTGGTTATATTCTACAAATACACTTGGTATTGAAACTGCTCTTTGGACAAAACTTTCTGCAACAGAAGGAAATAATGTAGTTTACAATAGTACAATTAAATCAATTAAAAACATTTATTCTGCAATAACTAAAACAGATGATAGAGTAACGTTACAATTTTCTGATGGAACATTTGGAAATTTACCTCAAGGAACATTTAAAGTTTATTATAGAACAAGTGATAATAGATCATTTAGAATAGTTCCAGATGATATGCAAAATGTTGAAATAGATATAGATTATGTTAGTGAAAATGGAAAAAGTGAAGTATTAACTTTAACACTAGCTCTAAAATATACTGTAGATAATGCAACTTCAAGTGAAGAAAATTCAAGTATTCGTGCTAATGCACCTTCTACATATTATACACAAAACAGAATGATTACAGGAGAAGATTATAATATTTCTCCATTAGCAGTTAATCAAGAAATTTTAAAAGTTAAATCAGTAAACAGAGTATCTAGTGGTGTGTCTAGATATTTTGATTTAATTGATAGTACTGGAAAATATAGTAATACTAATTTATATGGTAATGATGGAATAATTTATAAAGAAGAATTAGATGATTTAGGTACATTTATTTTTACTACAAGAACAGATATTGAAGGAAATATTATTAATACAATAGAACCAGGATTGTCAACTAAAAGAGTTTATAATTTTTATACTGATAAATTTCCAAAAATTTTATTAACAGATATTAACCCAGTATGGACTCAAGTAACTAAAGCTACAAATCAAAGTACAGGTAATTTACAAGACGCAAATTCAACAAAATATCAAGTAGGAACATATACAGCAAGTCAATTAAAATATATTGAAGCTGGTGCTCTTTGTAAATTTGAAGCTCCTACAGGATATCATTTTATGTCCGATGGAACATTAATGGCAGGTGCGTCTGACCATGCAGGAGCATCTACTTATAAATGGACAGGAGTAGTTAGTGTTTCTACAGATGGTACAACCGATCTTGCAGATGGTTCAGGTGCAATTAAATTTAATGATGTTATACCAAGTACTGCAATATTAACACAAATTATTCCTAAATTTAACAAGTATCTAAGTTCTGATGTTAAAACTCAAATTATTGATCAAATATTTGCGTATAAAACTTTTGGATTAAGATATGACTTATCAACTAGAAAATGGAAACTTGTAGATGAAAATAATTTAAATCTTTTTGGTGCGTTTAGTACAGGAAAAACAGGAGATACTAGTAATGCACAATTAGATGCAAGTTGGCTTCTTAAATTTACTAACAATGGAGAAACGTATACAATGACGTCAAGAGGTATGCGTTATGTATTTGAAAGTGATAAAGAAATTAGATTCTTTTATGATAGTGCAGATAGAAATTTTGATTATAAATCAGGAAAAATATTACAAGACAGAATTTCTGTATTAAGCATAAACACTGCTCCAGATGTAATAACACCTATGAATAATGAAGTTGCATTTGATATTACAAAAGAATATAGAAATACAGATGGCTATGTAGACAGTAAAAAAATAGAATTAACGCATTATGATTCAGATCAAGATGGTATTGTAGATAACCCTACTGCATTTGATGATATTGTTGCTTCTTCTGTAAATCCTTCTACAAAATATATTTTCCAAAAGAAATATACTTCTAATAATATAGAAGAATGGAGATATATTAATGCTACTACAGAACTTATTTTTGTAAAACAAAATAATAGCTCTATAGGAGCCTATAGTACCTATACTGATGATAGCATAATTTATTTGATAGATGATGATGCATTTAAAATAGTAAATGGTACTAATAATACACTTACAGATACAACAAATTATAAAGTTCATGTAGGTCGAGACAAACTTAAATTTCAATATGTACATACTGTAGATGGTAATACACGATTAGATGCTAGTTCAACTAATATTATGGATTTGTATATGGTGACTAAAACATTTGATACAAACTTTAGACAATGGTTAAATGGAACAATTACTACAAAACCTTTACCACCTAGTAGTGATGCATTGTATACTAGCTATAGCACACAATTAAATTCTATAAAATCAATTAGTGATGAAATTATATATCATACTGTAAAATATAAAATTTTATTTGGATCTCAAGCTGAAACAGATTTACAAGCTTCATTTAAAATTGTTAAAAATGCAGAAGAAGTTACAAATGATAGTGATATCAAAAGTAGAGTATTAACAGCTATTGGAGAATTCTTTTCATTAGATAATTGGGATTTTGGAGAAACATTTTATTTCTCAGAATTGAGTACATATGTAATGAATGAATTAGCACCAGATATTTCAACTTTCATCATTGTGCCTAATGAATCTACACAAAGTTTTGGTAGTCTTTATGAAGTAAAATCAGAAAATGATGAAATCTTTGTTAGTGGAGCAACCTTAGACAATATAGAAATCATAGATGCCGTGACAGCGGCTAAAATTAAAGCATCTGGCAAAGTTGTGTCATCTACATCCTCAACCGGTACTGGAGTGACTAGTAATACAACTGGGACCAGCACTGGAAGTGGATACTAATGGCATACGATAAAGATCAAAAAGAATTTCCATTACCTACAGGAGATGAGTCAAACTCTCAACGTAAGACGTCTGAGTTTTTGCCTAAATATTTTAGAACACCTGTAAATGAAAAATTCCTTCATAGTACTTTAGATCAATTATTATCTCCTGGTTCAGTAGAAAAGTTAACTGCTTATTATGGTAGAAAATCTAGTAAAGCACATACTACTAGTGATGTTTATGTACCTGAAGTTTCAACTGATAGGGAAAATTATAAATTAGAACCTTCTACAATAGTTAAAGATGATTTAGAACAAACTGTATTTCATAAAGATTATATTGACTATATTAATCAAATTAAAGCATTAGGTGGTAATGCAGATGATCATAGTATTCTTAATAAACAAGAATTCTATGCTTGGGCTCCACATATTTGTTGGGATAAGTTTTATAATTTTAGAGAATATTATTGGATGCCTTATGGTCCTCTAACTATTTCAATTGCCGGACAACAACAAAATATTACAAGTACCTATACTGTAGAAGTTAAAAATAATGTAGATAGCTATGCGTATTTGTTTACACCTGACGGATTAACTCAAAATCCAAATTTAAAATTATATAGAGGTCAAACTTATATTTTTGATGTATCTACAGCTGGTTTACCTTTTACAATTAAAACTGTTAGATCATTAAGTGATGACTATCTTTATACTAACGGTGTTTCAGCACAAAAAGTAGAATCAGGATTAGTTGCTTTTCAAGTTCCAGAATCAGCTCCAGATTTATTGTATTATGGTGCAAGTAATGACATTAATGTATTTGGAGAATTAAGAATTCATAATATAAGTGAAAATACTTACATAAACGTAGATACAGATGTTATAGGTAAAAAAACTTATACTCTTACTGATGGAACAGAACTTTCAAATGGAATGAAGGTTCATTTTACTGGTAATGTAACTCCAACAAAATATGCATCGGATGATTGGTATGTTGAGGGTGTAGGTACTGCTATTCAATTAATAAATGAAAAAGATTTAGAAATTTCAAGCATTTATTCTCAAACTTTTGACGTTCCATTTGATACACAAAAATTTGACAGAGTAGGTTTTGGAACAGCTACAACTTATGCAATTGCAAAAGACTATGTTGTAATTAATAAAGGATCTTTAGATAAAAATCCTTGGTCACGTTATAATAGATGGACTCATAAATCAGTAATAGAATCAAGTGCAAAAGTTAATCAAGAAATTCCTTCATTTGATGAAAGTTTAAGAGCTAAACGTCCTATTATAGAATTTGAAGCGGGATTAAAATTACATGAATACGGAACTAAAGCTAAAGATAGTATTGACTTAATAGATACAGCAACAACAGATGTAATGTCAACTATTGAAGGTTCTATAGGATACTATGTAGATGGAATTTTGCTTGTAGATGGTATGCGAGTATTATTTACTGCTGATACAGATTTAACTGTTAATAATAAAATTTATACTGTAAAAATTATAACAATAACTTCGAATGGTGTTGCTACAAAACAAATTGCTCTTCAAGAAGCAACAGATACTACACCAAATACTAATGATGTTGTTTTAATTAAAAATGGAACAAAAAACATTGGTAAAATGTATTATTATGATGGTTCAAAATGGAAAATAACACAAACAAAAACTAAAGTAAATCAATCTCCATTATTTGATTTATTTGATAGCAATGGTGTAAGTTATGCAAATACAACAACATATGCAAGTACAAATTTTCCTGGAAATAAAATTTTTAGTTATAAAGAAGGAACAGGAACTAATGATACAGAATTAGGATTTCCTTTAACATATCAAAGTGTCACTAATATGGGAGACATTGTTTTTAATTTTAATTTAATAAATGAAACATTTTCTTATCAAACAGCAGATACATTAACAACAATTGATACTAATTCGGGATTGTTAAGAAAATATTCTGATTTAGCTACTTTTAAAGTTATATCTGGCTGGGAAACTGCAGATGTTAAAAGCAGTCAAAGAGTTATTAGACAATATGATGTGTCTACGCAAGTAAATGATTTTGCAGTAGATGTATATGAAAGAAGTGGCGATATAAATGATTTAAATATTAAAGTTTTTGTTAATCATAAAATTAAAAGAGATCCAATTGATTATACTATTAATAGAATTAATGGTATTGCATATATTAGATTTATAAAAGATTTAGTAGCAGGTGATATAGTTATTTTAAAAACTAGAAGTGCTACAAAGAAAAATGCAAATGGACATTATGAATTTCCTAAAAATCTAGAATCTAATCCATTAAACAACAAAGTATCTACGTTTACTTTAGGACAAGTAGGAGATCACGTTAATTCAATTGTGGAAGAAGTTCCAGGATTTATTGGAGTTTCACCGGGTAGTAATAATTTAAGAGATTTAGGTATTATTTCTAAATATGGTAGAAAATTTTTACAGCATTCAGGATTAACAAATCTTGCTATATATCATCTTTGCAACAAAGAGAATAATATAGTTAAAGCAATAAGATATTCTCAAAATGAATATAGTAAATTTAAAAGACAATTTATAGAACAAGCTAAAAATTTAGGAATGGATGGCACACCAGCTAATATGGTGGATGAAGTTCTTAGAAGAATTAATAAAGATAAAACTAAAAGTATGCCTTTTTACTTTACCGACATGGCGGGTTCAGGTGGTTCTAAAAAAACATCAATTACAGTTGGAGATCCAGGTAATCCATATTACGCATTAACAAATGTATTTTCATTAAGTGAATTAAGTGATAAGTCTGTATTAGTTTATAAAAATGATGTACAATTATTACATGATACTGATTATGTGTTTAATAGTGAAGGTTTTATTCAAATAAAAACAACTTTACAGAAAAATGATAAACTTGCTATTGTAGAATATGACACAACAAATGGTTCATATATTCCTGCAACTCCAACTAAATTAGGTTTATATCCTAAATCTATACCTTCATTATATAATGATACTACGGCATTGACTCCAATTAATGTAATACAAGGACATGATGGTAGTATAGAAGTAGCTTACAATGATTATAGAGATGATATATTATTAGAATTAGAAAAAAGAATTTATAATAATCTTAAAGTTGCTTATGATCAAGAAGTATTTGGTCTTCATGATTTTATTCCAGGACATTATAGAAAAACAGATTATTCTTTAGATGCTATTAACAAGAGTTTATTAGTAGACTTTTCTAATTGGTTAAGTTTTGTAGGCAATATTGACTATACAGAAAATACATATCAAGAAATCCATGGTAGTAATTCACTTGTTTTTAATTATGGATCTATGTCTAGTTATGATAGTAAACCACTATTAGGTTGGTGGAGAGGAATTTATAAACAAGCATATGATACAGATAGACCACATAGCCATCCTTGGGAAATGTTGGGTTTTGCAGAAAAACCAACTTGGTTTGATACTGTTTATGGATCGGCTCCTTATACTAGTGACAACTTAATTTTATGGCAAGATTTACAAGATGGTGCTATTCGAGAACCTAATAAAAATGTTGTAATTAAAGACAATTATAAAAGACCTGACTTACTTAAACATATACCTGTTAATTCTTTAGGCCTTTTAATAAGTCCACACGATAGTAATTTTTCACAAGAATATGTTGCTCATTTAACTAGAGATCCATTTAAATTTGGTGATCACGCACCAGTAGAAAATGCATGGCGAAGAAGTTCTGATTATCCTTTTGCTGTTATGACATCTTGGATATTAAATCAACCTAGTCATGCTATTACAGTAGGTTGGGATAGATCAAGAGTTATAAGAAATACTGCAAAACAACTTGTATATAAAGATACAGGATCAAGAATTAAACTAGCTGATCTTAAATTTCCAAATTCTATTGCCGATGAAAATAAAGTTTTAACAGCAGGGTTTGTAAATTATATTTACGAATATGTTGAAACAGATTTATTAACAAATTATTCTAATTATAGAGATAATGTTAAAAAAATTATTAATCAATTAGCATTTAAAGTTCGTGGTTATACTAAAAAAGACAAATTTAAATTACTATTAGATAGTAGAACTCCTTTAAACACTAGTAACGTATTTGTTCCTGAGGAAAATTATGATATAATTCTTAATACAAGTTCCCCTATAGATGTAGTAACTTATAGTGGAATAATTATAGAAAAATTAGCGGCAGGATTTACAATTAAAGGTTATGATAAAAATTCTCCAACTTTAAAATATTTTGCTCCTATTAAAAAACAATCTGATGCTGTTATTAGAATAGGGGGTGTGAGTGCTTCTTATGTTAATTGGGGAGAAAATAAAAGATATGATGTAGGAATGATTGCCAAATATGGTGATGATTATTATTCTACAAAAGATCAACATATATCTAGTACAACATTTGAAGGATCAAATTTTATTAAATTACAAGAATTACCTATTGAAGGAGGAGGTTCAGCATACTTACGTACTAATTTTGAAAGCACTGTTTCAGAAATTGCATATGGTTCTTTATTCAGAGAAATTCAAGATGTATTTGATTTTATTCTTGGTTATGGAAAATATCTTGAGTCTTTAGGATTTGTATTTGATGATTTTAATAGAGATGTAGGAGCAGTTACTAATTGGCAATTAAGTGCTAAAGAATTTTTATATTGGACAACACAGGGTTGGGCGGAAGGCTCAGTAATATCTTTAAGTCCATTAGCTAATAAATTAAAATTAAAAACAAACTATTGTGTGGGAGATAATGTATTTGATAATTTTTATGATTATACATTATTTAAAGAAGATGGCACTAAACTTGATAAAGAATTTGTAAGAGTAGTAAAACAGTATAATGATTATGAAATAATAACAAAAAATACTGTCAATGGAATTTATTATGCAAAAATTCCATTAGTACAAAAAGAACACGTAGTACTAATTGATAATAAAACAATATTCAATGATATAATTTATGATGTCGAGTCTGGATATAGACAAGATAGATTGAAAGTTCTTGGATATATTACAGCAAACTGGACTGGTGGATTAAATGTTCCAGGGTTCATATATGATCAAGCTAATGTAATCGAATGGTCGCCTTATACTGATTATGTAATGAGTGATATTGTAAAACATAAAGAATTTTATTATACTGCTAAAAGTAAGATAAAAGGCAGTGCAAAGTTTATTGATAAAGATTGGGATAGATTAGATAATAAACCTGTAGCAGACTTATTTCCTAATTTTGAATATAAAACTAATCAATTCGCAGACTTTTTTGATTTGGATACAGATAATTTTGATTCAACCCAACAAAGAATGGCTCAACATTTAATAGGTTATCAAAAAAGACAATTTTTACAAAATATTATTAATGATGATGTTTCACAATATAAATTTTATCAAGGATATATTCAAGAAAAAGGAACTAAAAATGTATTAACTAAACTATTTGATGCATTAACATCTGCAGATAAAGAAAGTATAGATTTTTATGAAGAGTGGGCAATTAGAAAAGGACATTATGGTGTAAGTCAAGGATTTGATGAAGTAGAGTATACTTTAGATGATAGCAAATTTAGATCTAATCCACAACCTTTTGAATTAACAAATACTATAGATCCTTTAGCTACTGATTTAGTTATTAGACAAAAAGATAGTGATGTATATCTTAAACCTGAAAATTATACGCATAAACCTTTCCCAACAAAATATGAAAGTATACCGTATTTGCCAACTGCTGGATATGTAGATCCTAGTGATGTTAAATTTATTGTAGCAAAATATGATGACATATTAAATTTAGATGTAGCTGTATTAAAACAAGGACATTATGTATGGGTAGGAAATTATAAAAATGATTGGGAAGTATTTAAATTTTCTAATACTCAAGCCAAATTAAGTAAAATAGAAAAGTCAGGTGATTTAATTTTAGTTACTACACAAAATACTGCAAATGTAACTGTTGGAGAAATTTTTGCAATACGTGTAGGAACTGCAACACATATTTTAAAAGCAAATAAAGTAGAATTAAATGTTATTACCTGTGATAAAAAAGATGGTGTTTCTGCTGTAGATCCTGCAACAGGATACGTAAGTCAATTTAAAACATCTAGAATTGCAAGTATTACTGATGTAAATTCAAAAATAATGGATACAGGTCTCCAGAATAATGAAAAATTCTGGGTTGATAAAAACGATAATAATAAATGGTCCGTATTGAATAATAGTTTTGTATATAATTCACATCAAGAAATTTCTAATCCTAATAATATAGCAAATACAGAATTTGGTAAAGTATTAGCTAGTAATGATGCAAATAACATTTTAGTTGTTGGTGCACCAAATGATTCAGATGGTAGAGCTTTTGTTTATAAAAGAGGAGGAGATAATTCAACATTTAATTTATTTCAAGTTCTAGAATCGCCTCCACAAGATCCTGCATTAAACAAATTAGATGTATATGATGCTGGTGCAAAATTTGGATCAAGCGTTGCAATAAGTCCAGATGGAAAATATATTTTAGTAGGTGCTCCACAAGCCTCTAATGTTAGAACTTATTATAAAGGAAATTATGCTGTAGGAACTCCATATACAATAGAAGATATTGTAAAATACAAAGAACAATTGTGGAAAGTTGTAAATCCTATATTACCTGAAGATCCTTCAGTAGATTTTACAACATTTGATAGTCATGTATTTGCTAAAGAATCAACATATGATTCTGTAACAGGAAATTATACACCATTAACACAAATAATTTTAGGAAATTATATTTTTACAAATGCTACTACAGATCATTTATTAATTAGAGCATCATTAGATCAATACCAAGGTACTAAAATAGGAGACAAATTACAATTAGCTTGGAATAAATGGAATACTTTTGTTCCTCCATCAGGAACAGCATACGAACCATTTAATGGTTATAATGCTGATGTTACTAATGCACTTCAAGGTGAACAAACAATTACAGAAAAAGTAGATGAAATATTAAGCATAGATCAAACTCTTAATGATTTAACAGTAGGTGATGCTATTGCCACTGACAGTGCAGATGGTACAGTAGCTTGGGTAAACAAAGTAGGTACTCAGTCTTTAATTTATTTGAAAGATGTTAAAGGTAATTTTTCAGCTACAGGTGATTTATTATTAGGATCTATAAATGTTGGAACATACCAGCGTGTATTCCAAGAAGATATAAACTATTTAGGTGGCTGGTGGAAAATTAGCATAGGTGCAACAGTTAATAATTGGCCATATATTTCAGAAACAAATCCATATCTAGTAATACATGATATTATTAGACAAGGAATTACTAGAACAGCATCATCATATTATAATGTTTTAGCCGCAACTCAAAATGCAGTTTTACCAGGTGTTCCAAGAACATCTGAAATAGGAATTTTATCTTATTACAAAACTTATAGTATTGCAGGACAACCAGTGTTCCAAGGTTTAGTTACTGATCAAAGATTCTTTTTTAGATTAAGCACTGCATTTAATACTAAAGTTGTTGGAAATACTATTAATGGGTGGTTAAACACAATAAGAGATTCAAATAATACAGTGTTTGATCCAAGTGTAATGGGATTAAACTTTAGCGATATTAATAAAGAGCTTACAATAAACGGTATTTGGAATGGTTACATAACTGTAGATGCTGAAGCAGATAATTTAGGTAACTTTTATATACCAACAGTAGGCAGTACTGTTAGAGATCAAACGACAATGAAAACTGCTGAAGTTACTTTTGTTAAAACAATCGACTTTAACAAAATACAATTATTTTTAAAAGATGCCACAGGTGCTTTCAAAAAAGGACTTGATGCAGGTGAATCAAGTGACATTTATTTAATAGGTACTCCAGATAGAAAAATTGGAACTTTAAGAGACGCAAGATTAGATGTTAATGGTCAAAGTGGGCCATACTTTGTATTTGATTCTGGTAAAACATTAATTTCTACAACTAATACAGATATAGAAGTAAGACATTTTGATAAAGAATATTGGTTTTATGATGAACAAACATTAGATGGTGTAGCTAGATCGGCTAACATTCCTGGAAGTACTAATAAAGATTATCTTCAAGTGTATAATATTTCTGCTGGAGAAGGAACACAAAGCGGTAATGTTAATGAAGGTGCATATTCAGTTTATGAAATAGGAACAAATAATTTATTTGCTCATGCAGGAACATTTATAGTACCTGATACTAAAGATAATTTAAAAGTAGGTAGTAAAATAGAAATAAGAAAAGTAGGAGATGAAACTGTTGCGTATGTAGGAGCTTCGGGAGATTTATCATCAGCTACTCCTGGGAAAATTTATTTTGTTAAAAGAAGTACTACTAAAAATTGGGCACTTTCAACAAATCCGTTGTATATGGGCGTATTTGATCCAGCTCTTTCATATGCTACAGGTGAATATACAATTTATAATTCAGAATTATATAAAGCAAAAACAAATCTTGTTGCAGGTGCATGGAATTCAAGTTATTGGGAAAAACAAAGTGCAGGTACAGATTATTTAGGATATATTCCTAATGATTCAGGAATAACATTAGAAGGAGATTCTACTCTTAACCAAAATAATTTAGTAATGTTTGGTGGACAATTTGATATTAATTCTACAGGAACAATTCTTGTAACTAATTTATTATACAGTACTGATGCACAAAAAGTTGCTGTATATAGATTACAAGAAGGACATTATACATATTCACAAACAATTACATCACCTGAAGATTCATCTCCTAATATAAATTTTGCGAATAGCGTAGCTATTTCAGAAGATGGAAGTATGTTAGCTATTGGTAGTCCTTTAAAAGACTTTGCTAATGCTGTTGATGCCGGAGTAGTTTATACATATCTACAAGCAAGTGGTGTTTATTCATTGAATCAAAATTTAAGAAGTCCTGATAGTGAAAATTCAGAAAACTTTGGACACCAATTAGGATTTGATGGAAATACATTGGCAGTTACAAGTCTTAAAGGAGATATAACAGTTACCACTGCATTTGATACAGAAACTACAATATTTGATACTGGAGCAACAACATTTTATAAAGTAATGTCAGATAGTGGTGCAGTACATTTATTTGAAAGATCAGGTAATACTTTATTATATGCTGAAAAATTTGTATACACAAATGATGGTACTGTAGAATTTGGACGTAATACATTAATAAATGATAATCATGTTTATATAGGTTTACCTACACTTACATTGGCTAATAGTAATAAAGGAACAGTTGTTAACTTTAGAAAAACTAAAGGAAAATCAAGTTGGATGCAAACAGTAGAAGGTGCTGACCATGTAGAAGTTGATAAAATTAAAAGTGTATTCATTTATAACAAGAAAAATAATTCTGTTGTTGCTAATTTAGATTATATTGATCCTGTATTAGGAAAAATTGCAGGTACAGCCGAACAAGAATTATATTATAAAACACATTATGATCCAGCAATTTATAATTTAGGAACTTCAGCAGTAACAGTAGATACAAATAATCACTGGGCAGAAGAACAAGTAGGAAGACTTTGGTGGGATTTAAGCACGGTAAGATATTATTATCCTTATCAAGGCAATATTATATTCAATAATAATCATTGGAATAAACAATTTATTGGTTCATCTGTAGATGTATATGAATGGGTAGAAACAATTTATAAGCCTAGTGTATGGACAGAACTTGCATCTAGTAACGAAGGATTATCTTTAGGAATAAGTGGTACACCTAAATATGATGATACTGTATATGTTACTAGAAATACTTACGACAAAATTGCTCAAACTACAAAACCTAAATATTATTATTGGGTTAAAAATAAACAAACTACACCAGATGTAGAATTTAGAAGTTTAAGTTCGTTAGCAGTTTCTAAACTTATAGATGATCCTAAAGGACAAGGTTACAAATATATTACGTTCTTTGATTCAAATAAATTTGCGTTAGTTAATTGTGAATCATTATTATCAAATTCAGATGCTATTCTTAATGTTCGTTATTGGACAATAGAAAATAAAGAACTTAATATCCATAATGAATATCAAGTTATGACTGAAGGATTGTCTACTAGTAAACCTTCTTCGGAAATAGAAAAAGTTTGGCATAATAGTTTAATAGGTTATGACGAACAAGGAAATGCTGTACCTGATCCAAATTTAAGTAACAAATTAAAGTATGGAACTTTATATAAACCTAGACAAAGTTGGTTTGATAATCATCAAGAAGCATTAAAACAATTAGTAGAAAGAGTTAATTCAGTATTGAAACTTAATTTAATTGTAGATAAAGTGGACTTAACTAACTTATCTAAAGCAGAAACACAGCCTACAACAAATACTAAACTTTTTGATAAAACTGTAGACGTAGTAGGAGATTTAGCTTTTGTAGGAACAAATACAATTAAGAAAGCAGAACTATTACCAACAATTGTAAATGGTAAAATTACTGATGTAACTATTTTAAGTAAAGGTAAAGGTTATACAACTGTACCTACATTTGAAATTTCAGGAGACAGCGGAAGTGGTGCTGTAATAGAATTAACAATTGATGCTTTAGGACAAGTTGATACTGCAATTGTAAAAGTTAATGGAGAAGGATATACATCAAATACAAAAGTTGTTGTTAGACCTTACAGTGTACTTGTAAAAAGTGATGCAGAGCTTGGTGGTAAATGGGCAATATATGGTTATGATACAAGTTTAAGTACTTGGAGTAGAACAGCTTCACAAAAATATAATACTGATCTTTATTGGTCATATATTGATTGGTATGACATAGGATATAATCAATTTACATCAATAGATTATACTGTTAGTCAATCATATTTGTTAGATTCTTTAAGTGATGAAATAGGAGATATTGTAAAAATAGAAAATGTAGGCACAGGTGGTTGGCTATTATTAGAAAAAATAGATAATCAACTTAATGTAGATTATACTGTAAATTATAAAACTATTGGTAGAGAAAATGGAACAATTGCATTTAAAAATACTTTATATGATTTTGGTTCTAATACTGTAGGTTATGCATCAACTAGTTATGATACTGTATTATATGATAGACAGCCTGTTCAAGAAACAAGAATAATATTAGAAGCTTTAAGAGATAAAATTTTTATTAATGATTTAGAAATATATTATAACGAACTTTTCTTTGCTAGTTTAAGATATGCATTAAGCGAAAATAAATTAACAGATTGGGCATTTAAAACAAGTTTCATCAAAGTAAAACATAATGCAGGTGATCTTAAACAAAAAGCAACTTATAAAAATGATAATCTTTCTAACTTCGAAGATTATATTAAAGAAGTTAAACCATACAAAACTAATATTAGAGAATATGTAAGTTCTTACGAAAAAGTAATACCATCAAGTTCAGTTATAACTGATTTTGACTTACCAGCTAGATATGATGATGATAATCAAATAACACCTAGTTCAGCAAAACTTGTAGGGACTGCTTTAACTGGAATAGATACAATTACAAGTTATCCTGATAAACATTGGTTAGAAAATGTAGGATTTAAGATTGTATCATTTAATATAGGAGAAAAAGGTAGTGGTTATATTACTCCACCAATAGTTTCAATAACTGGCGGAGGAGGTTCTGGTGCTACAGCTCAAGCATATATTAGTGGAGGCAAAGTAACTTCAGTTATAATTCTTAAAGAAGGATCAGGATATTTAACAGCACCTACGGTAACTTTACAAGGAGGAATTAAAGATGTAACTACAGGAATAGTTGCTAAAGTTAGTGCTGTGTTAGGTAAGTCTTTAGTTAAAGCAACTCATCTTACTGTTAAGTTTGACAGAACATCAGGAACATATTTAATAACATCATTAGCAAGAACAGAAACGTTTGCAGGAAATAATTCTGTATTAGATTATTATTTAAAATGGCCGTTAGATTTAAGAAGAAATACAATCAAAGTAACTGTTAATAGTATTGAAAGTTTATCAAGCGAATACACTTATACTAATAAATTAGATACAACTAAAGATTATAATAGATATATAGGACATATTAAATTTATTTCACCACCTGCTAATCTTCATGCTATTAAAATAGAGTACATGATAGACGCATCTAAATTACAAGCACAAGATAGAATTAATCTTTTCTATACACCTACATCAGGAATGCCAGGTAAAGAATTAGCTCAGATTTTAGATGGAATAGATTATGGTGGAGTTGAAGTAAGAAGTTTAGGATTTGATACTGCATCTGGTTGGGATACAGATTCATATATGGCAGGTTCTTGGGATACCTATGATGCAACTTTTGAAGATGAAATTTTAAAAATGGATGGTAGTACTAATTCACTTACATTAAGTAAAGTACTAGAAGATGGAACAGTTTATAACATTTATAAAAATGCAATAAGAATAGATGATCCTAACTATGGAACAGGAAATACTGTAACAAATAAAAATGCAATGATGCAAAGTGTTACAGGTGATGGTTCAACAATGACTATTACATTTGATACTGTACCAACAGTAGCTGGTGATGTAATTGTAGTTAGAAAATCTACTAGTGATGGTAGTTTCTTACCAGATCCAGAAACTTATGATACTTTATTGGCAGGTGGTGATTTAGCTTATTCATCTGCAACAGGATTAAAAGCAGAAGACATTATAGTAGAAGGAGATGATTTTGTATCTCCTACAACTTCAAAAGGTCCAGAAGAATTTGTACCAGGACAAGTACTTGATACTTTAGACATTCAAGTATTTGACAAAGGTGGAGAATCAGGAAGTAGAATTAGTAGTTACAATCATATAGGAGACGGTGTTACTACAAATTATCCATTTAGTGAATATCCACAAAGTTCAGATGCCGTATTTGTTTCAGTAGGTAATGTTTTACAAGAATCTAATACTTACGTTGTAGACTATCCAAATAAATTATTGAAATTTAATAGTGCTCCTATATTAAATTCTAAAATTAATTTTGTAACTATGAGTAATAATGGAGAAAAAGTTTTAGACTTTGATACATTTACAGGAGATGGAAGTACTTTAGATTATGTAACAAGAGCAACATGGATTGATAATAGTATAAACACGTTTGTAAGAGTAAATGGTTTATCTGTTCCATACACTATTTTAAAATCAGACAGTTCTTATGCTGTACAAGATAAAGTTGTTGTAAGATTTACAGATGCCCCTCCGGCAGATTCAGTTGTTAATATAGTTGTATACGCAAGTGCTAGTCAAACATTTAGTGAAGTTACTGAAGATAATTTTACAGGTGATGGAAGTACGGCTTCATTCCAATTAAGTCAAACACCATTTAATCAAAAACCTTTATCATTTAATACAGTTGTTAGAGTTGGTAGTGAAATTTTAAATGCAGGATTTACTAAAACATTTACATTAGATAATAATAGAGAATATGAATTTGAAACTTGGCAAGAAGTTCCAGGATCAATACTTCCTGCAGATGTAAGAGCATTTTTAAATGGAGTAGAATTAGTACAAGGACAACAATATACTTGGAATTCAGGAACTACTAGTATAACACTTATAACAGGAGTAGGTGTTCCAGGCGATACTTTAAGAGTGTTTGCAATGAACAATGGTGAATATACTTTAAATGAAACAACAGGTATGATTACATTTAGTACTGCACCAGCTCAAGGATTAACTATTTCAGTTTACCAATTTAGTAATCATGACGTAGCAAAAATAGAAAGAATTAATTATGATGTCGTTGCAAGATTAACTGTAACTGTTGGTACAGATGATTATTATATGTACAAACAATTAACTAATGGACGTATTAAATTAAGACAATTAGCCGAAGATGCTCAATATGTTTGGGTAACTCTTAATGGAGAATTGTTAGCTCCTAGTGTAGATTACAAAGTTACAAATGATCAGATGTTTGTAAAAATAAACAGATCATTGGCTACAAATGATGTTATAGATATTATACACTTTACAGCACCTAAATTTGTATCTAAATTTGGTTATAGACAATTTAAAGATATGATGAATAAAACTCATTACAAACGTTTAGGTAATACTAACAAATATCAATTAGCAACTTCGCTTAAATGGTCAGATCAAGATTTAGAATTAACAGATGCAACTGGTATAACAGAACCTAGTATAGCAAATAATCTTCCTGGAGTATTGTTTATTGATGGTGAAAGATTAGAATATTTTGTTAAAGTAGGCAATAAACTTTCACAACTTAGACGAGGAACGTATGGAACAGGAGTAAAAAATATTCATGTTGTAGGTGAAGAAGTATTAGATCAAGGACAATTTCAAACTGTACCTTATAAAGATGAATTTTTAACTGAACAATATACAGCAGATGGTAGTACTAATGCAATTACTATTGGATTTACTCCTAAATCTGCTAACGAATTTGAACTATTTGTAGGTGGTAAAAGGATGAGAAAGAATGATATTTCTATATATGACCCAACACAAGGTCAAGATAGTCCTGAAGCAGATGTTACTTCCCCTGCAGAATTTACTGTAGATGGTATAAGCCCAGTTGTAACACTTGCAACAACACCTATAGCTGGCACAAAAATAATAACTATAAGAAAACAAGGTAAAAAATGGCAATCTGGC